AGCTTGTACTCTACTTCTACATAGTCAATACCTTCTGGGCGACTTGATGTAACTGTAGCTACAGCTATATTAGATACTTTTTGGTTGCTAACCTTAGCCTCAGCTAACACAGACAGTCCGACAGAGGGAACACTAAAGGGTGACAGGAGAGTTGTGTTATCTCTCTCGTAGACGACACCATCATCAACTTCATCATATACAGATTCAGCAGTTTCCCGTAAGGTCATCTGTGTCTGTAGGTCAAGGCCATCAGTAAGACCAAAGTTCCAAGCGATAACTTCAAACTCTTTGTTATCCCAACCAAAGCGGGAGTTAGTCAAGCGGATGTTATCACCAACTTGTACTTGAAGTGTCTTTAGCCCAAAGGAAGCACTAACAGTAAGCTGCTGTCTATTACGCTCCAGCGAAATTCTAGCAATGCGTCTAGCCTCAATAGAGTTATCTGTAAATGGTAGATCAACATCAGCTACGGACTCCTGTCCACCATCAGCGGCAACAAATGCTGCATTAGTTACTTGTGGGTAGTCTGTAGTCTGCCAGTTGCTCTCTTCACCACGGAATGTACCTTTGACAGTATTGAAGTTATCCCTACGGGAATGACGTGTGGATACACTCATACTAGAGCGCAAGTCATCTTCGTTGAGGTCTAGCACAGGTGCAGTCCAGTAGGCCGGTTTCATACGCCACTTACCTTGAGCATACCATAAGCTACCGTCCATAGACGTTAGGATACCGTTAATCATGTCGTAAGGAGTAGAGGCTGTAGTGAAAGCACCATTACAAGTATAACGTGTTGTACCAGCGATTGTGTTAGTCTGGTCACATACGTTAGCAGCAGCAGTAACAAGAGTGTCGTCAATGTTAGCGGTTTCTTCAGCTATACCATAAGAAGATGTAAGGTAATCCCTCAAGCATAAAGCTGGGTTATCTGACCATGCTGTCGTTGATGTATGAGGGTCATAGACTTTCTTACCACTGATGGTAGCTGTGATCTCAGGGATACCATTGGGGAATACATCAGCATCAAAGGCTAACCGTATATACATATAAGCAATACCACGGAGCCTGTGTTCAGTAGTCCAGTGGGCAGACTCACTTACAAGGAAGGTATCAGCAGTTTGATTTGGTGAACCCAAGTGTAACTTGATACGGACTTTACCATCGTACTTACTTGGGGAGGTAACATTTCCGCTACCGTCTAGTGCTACAACCTCATCGTTGATGTAGATTTCATCAAAGGACTGTATCTCATGTCCAGCGACAGCAACAACACGATGTAGGTACTTGTTATTCTGACCTGTGGCTTCATCGTATATACGAGCGCCACCAACACGAACCTTACCATAGATAATCTGATGGTCTAATGCAGTGCCAATAGCTGTAGTTTGATAGCCACGGTTGCCAAAACTTGGTGGTTTGGGCATAAGCGCCCGTAATGCTGCTGCACCAAGTGCGATTGTTCCAGCACCGACAGCACCTATTAGAAATAGAGAGGTTGTCGCTGGCAAAGCAAGAGCGTAAAAAGTGGCGCTTCCAATCGCAAGAAGGGTGGAAACTACAACCATATTATAAAACCTTCTCGTATTTAGTTTCTATCTCATGGTATCCCATGCGCACAAGGAAACGACCAATAGGGTTCTTGCTAGAGGAAGACGCTACAACCCTGTAGATACCATCTTCTTTCATACAAGTCTCCACAAACTTAAACAGTCGTTTACCCACTGTAGACTTCCTGTAGTCCTTGTGGACGTAAACTGCATCGTAAATCCCAACAGGGTCAAACTTAGATGTCAGGGGGGCTGTAATGAGAACGACAAAGTACCCAATCAATAGTCCATCTTTTCTCGCGGTGAAGAACTTAAGATGTCCAGCTTCCTCTAAACGAAAATACTCATCCCAGTTTATATGAAGCTCTTGTGTAGGATGACCTGACTCGTCCCACTCAAGTATAGCTAAGGGGGCAACTTCATCTTCTACAAGGCTTAAGAACTCTTGTTGATACTTAACCATTACTTTCTGCCCGACCCCAAGAAATCTTCTTGTCCTGTAGGTCTTCAATAAAGTCACACCCAAGATCACCGGGGTAAACTGACTTCTGATAACCAGAGGTAAAACGAGCTACTCTAGCTCTCTCAAGGTCAATAAGTTTGTTCTCAACAGTCATCTCGATAGTAGCTGTATCTCCAGCTTCTGCAATGTTCATCTGATCCATGTAACCTGAGAAGACCTGATTGAATACCTTCTCACCCATGACCCCGAAATAAATATTACACACACGACCCTGATAAGGTTGCGTGAGGGCTAAACTGATTAAGTTTGAGGGGATACCAGTTAGGGTTATTGTTGCTCCCTTAACAGCCATCTCTTGCGTTTCTTCTATGCTTGAGATACTTAACAGTTGTCCTGCACCAACGTAATCCTTCCCACCTATAGTGAGAGTTCCTACACCAGTCCAAGTGTACACAGGATTACCATCAAACAGGAGGTCAACAGCAAAGAAAGGAAATACTTCAGGTTGTTCTATTGAAGTTACTGTAGTCGGGGTTAGGTCTCTTGACATGGTATTTCCTTATTACACGAGGGCCTCAACAGCCTCAAACGATATTCCATATGTTGACGCATTATTGATTGACCATGAGGATATGTTTGTTGCTAGTCTAAAGACACCCTTTGGTGCATTAAAGATAACTGTCTCACTCGTATAGTTAGAGCGTAACGCTGGCCATATCTCTAAGCTACCATCTCCGTCTTGATCTAAGAGTACCTGATGGAGCTTAGCTGCTGATCCTGACCCAAGCTGAATGTAGTCACCCGCTAGTAATGTACCAGTCATAACGACAGTAACAGTTTCATCCCCAGCACTACCTGTGAGTTCACATAAGCTAACTGTACCCTGTGGTGTAGCATAGTCAGGATCACCTAAGAGGAATGTATTAGTTTGACCCTTAAGTCCAACCAGTAGTGCCTTCCACTGTGCAGCCTTATCACGATGTACCGAGGGAATATTGACTGAGGCTTCCCACTTCTGTCCACCGTGGGAAATGATCTGTTGCTTATAGGTAAAGGGAGACTGAGAGGTAGCTACAGCATTAACTGCCCTTAGCTCAATGCTCTCAATCCCGATAGACGTTGGTGTATCTAATGGGTAGCTTAGTGCCATATTATTGTTCCTTTAACCAAAGACAGCTTTAGTTGTGCCACCTCTACGGCGATCATTAAGCATTGAGTTCTTAGTCATCTGTGCGATCTGAGGTGCAGCCTGAGCAATGATCTTCTTAACGCTGTCGTCACCATTGGCTGAGAAATTGAAGTTCTGAACTATTGTAGGGCCGTTGGTATTAGCTTGCTGACCCTTAGTGTGATCTATGACAGTTTCTCTTGGGTGCATGATTGCCATAAAGCCACCCTTGCCGTCTAAGCCACCCGACCGTGGGCCATTACCTGTGTAACCACCATTGTCGTAGCTCTCCAGTGCGCCCCCGATCTTGGCAATAGAAGCATTACTAGAGCCTGACAACATTCCACCAAAAGAATTTATCATCTGCTGGACGACAAGAACCTTGTAGAGGTGTCTAACAATATCAGCAGCCATGTCACGGAAGGCATCCTTGACGGACTTAGTGCCATCTACCATAGACATCAAGGAAGTCTCCATAGCTGAACCTATGGTGTTAGCAAGATCTATACGCTCTTGTTCTACCCGCACTAGCTCAAGGTTCTTGTTAATTTGCTCCTCAAGGCCAGCGGCAGTCTTGGGGAAACTGTCGTCAACTGTGATGCCAATAGCTTGTATGACTTTTTGTCTAGCCTCTGTTTTACCCAAGAGTTCTGTCTCTAGGGCCACTTGATACCGCAGCTTCTCAAGGTCTGACTCTTTGACGACAGAAGTCCCTGTTGATTTTGTGGAGGGCTGTCCAGTGCCAGTGGGAGTACCCCTGCCAGCATACTTACGCATCCTTTTAGCGGCATCGCTACCTTCAAACATAGAGAAGGTAACATCACGTTGTGCCTTTAGTAGCTTCAGACCTGCCTCAAGAGCCATATTACCAAGTAACAAACTCTGTATGTGAGAGTCATCCACACCAGCTTGCTCTAGCTTAAGGGCTAGGTTTTCCCGCTCAATCTTGTTTTCTTCTGCACGGTACTGCTTAGAGTCTGCACCATATTTAAGCGCAACTTCTTGTAGACGTAGAGCCTGTTCTTGCAGCCTTTGTTGCTCCTCAAAGACAGCAGTGGCATCTTGAGCTTCTTTAGCGGCATCTTGAGCTTCTTTATAGCCCTTGCTCATTGAGCGTGACCATTCGTTAGCCCTTTTACCTAGGTTATCAAGTTGACCCTGAAGGTCTGTGTTTGCAGACTTTTGGGAACTGGCTAAATCTTCACCCTCTTGACTAATAGTTTGGATGATCCCAGCTTTGTCAGCAAACAATCTAAGTTGTTCTTTTTCT